ATCTTAAATCTGCGACCCCTTGTGGGTCGCATGAAAGGAGTTTATTGAACTAATGTCAGTATTAAAAAGCAAACGAAAAGAATCACAGTTTGAGGTTTTCCATCACCTCACGAAAATGCGTAAGGAAGTTACGGACTTACTGCTCCGAGATTTCGGGTACGACCTCGAGCGAGCCGAGAAAAAGGTCTTGAAGACCTTCGGTGAGAAAAGCTATGAGGAGCTTACGCCCGAAGAAATCAACCGATATAACAAGCTCATGGAAAAGCATATCGCTTTCGCTGAATGGTTTATTGCAGACGAGAGAAAGACAATAGTCGATTGTCTGCGTAACATCACCGAGGAAGTCTACACAGCTAACAGTATTTACCCGGCATACATGGAGGAGCTGATTGAAAGAAGACTTCACCAAGACAGAGCTATCGGTCAGTGTTATAGGCTGACACAGGAATTGCAGTACGCCATTGAGACGCTTCCAGTAGACATGAACAAGTACCTTCGTTTTGCGAGCATGATACAGACAGAGATAAATCTCCTTAAAGGTTGGAGAAAGTCAGACAACAAATTTAAGAGGGCATTTTCTGATTCCGCTTCCAATTTCGCCAATGTCAACAACAACGGTAATGCGAACTACAACAACGCTTCCAATTCTAATGGCGTTCGCCCGGATTTCGATTCTGCGATTGAGTAGCCTATTGCGTTTCGCAGACAGAGAAAGGAGAAAATGTCCTTCCGTATGGTAAATACTAAACACGACACAGGCGGTTACGACCGTTCCTGTTATCAGCGTGAGATATATGATGGAAATGCACTTTATGACGCTTATCTCAAAGCGAAGAAAGGTAGTGACTGGAAACCACAGGTACAGCGGTTTGAAATGACCTATCTGTTAGAACTCGCCCCTATACAAGAGAACTTGAAGAATATGCAGTATGAATTTTTACCAACTACAAACTTCACCTTGCATGAGCGAGGTAAGATACGCCGGATTACCGGGGAGCAGATTCAAGACAGAATCGTGAAACACGCTCTATGCGATGAAGCTCTCAACCCTATCATGGAGAAGCACTTAATCTATGACAATGGAGCAAGTGTTAAGGGTAAGGGAATTGATTTCACCCGAAATCGACTGGTAACTCACCTCCGAAGATACTACGCTCGGCATGGGTCGAACGAAGGTTATATCCTTCTGATAGACTTCTCGAAATACTACGACAATATCAGACATGATGTGTTGTTGGAGCTGATTGAGAAGTATGTAACCGATGAACACGCTCGCTGGTTATTGCGTAAAACCGTGGAGAGGTCAAAGGTTGATGTTTCGTACATGAGCGATGATGAATACGAACACTGTCTCGACAGGCTGTTTGATTCTCTGCTCTACCAAAACATTAACAAGAAGCTCCTCACAGGCGAAAAGTTCATGCCGAAGCATTTGAACATCGGAGACCAAGTGGCACAGACCGCTGGTATCTCCTACCGAATCCCCATTGACAATTATGTGAAGATTGTCCGGGGTGTGGAGTTCTACGCTGGCTACATGGACGATAGTTACGCTATCCATGAGAGCAAGGAATTTTTGGAGGAATTGCTTGAGGATATTATCGAGATTGCAAGTGAAATCGGCATTACAGTGAACACTCGTAAGACACGAATCTGTAAGCTCTCGGAACACTGGCGATTCTTACAGGTACAATACTCTCTGACTGATACTGGCAGAGTTATTCAGAAAATCAACCCAAAGCGTCTCACCGCTATGAGAAGAAAAATGAAGAAGCTCGCTCCAAGAATGACAGAGAAGGATTTTACAGACTTCTACCGCTCGTGGTTCAAGAATCACTACAAGCGTATGAGTAAGCAACAGCGAAGTAATATGGATAATCTTTATAAACAATTAAAGGAGGTAACGCTATGCAGTACACAATCACTTTAGCTGACGGACAGAAAATCACTGGTCTTTCCAAGAACGGTGACAACTTCGTGAGCAAGACACAGGTAGACGAGAGTATCTTTGACGGTAATCTCTCTACTATGACGGTTTCCGATGGTGAGACAGAACAGGTACTTAACAATGTTGAGTTGATTCAACAGGTAGAGTACAAAGACGGTTGGTATCTCGCTTTCAGAGAGTTGACCGCACAGGAGCTTCGAGACATGGAGATTGACGCAAAAATCGACTACATCGCTATGATGGCTGATGTTGATATGGAGGTGTAAGTTATGGCACAGAGCAAGAAATACAACACTGTAAAGAAGTATTACGACATGGGTATGTGGTCTATCGGTATGGTGGCTAACGCTGTCAAGAAGGGTTGGATTACTGCCGCAGAGTACAAAGAAATCACCGGGGAGGATTACGAGGGCTAATGCCCTCTCCTCCCGGTAGAAAGAGGTAAGTATGGGCGAAGAATTTATCGGAAGACAGGAGCATGAGGAGTACGTTAAGCGTATGGAACAGGAACACAAAGGTATCAATGCTCGTATCAAGGATTTGGAAGCAAGCGTGGAGAAAATTGTAGACTTGACTATCGCTGTAAATAACATGGCTAACTCAATCGAAGCCATGGTTAAGGAGCAGAAAAGACAGGGCGAACAAATCGAAGCGATTGAATCCCGAGACGGTGAGCGTTGGAGAAGTGTTTCCAGCTACGTTATTACCGCTATTATCGGTATCGTAATCGGCTTCGTTTTCAAACAGTTAGGAATGTAGGAGGTGCGGCATGAGCAATTTCATTGAACAAATCGCAAGGCTTGTCGTGAAGTATGCTCCCTCCTATGGAATTGCTGTCCACTCTCCAATTATTGCTCAAGCGATTTTGGAGAGTGCGAGCGGCACTTCCGAGCTTGCGGTCAATGCCAATAACTACTTCGGTTTGAAGTATAGGAAGGGTCGCTGTAAGACCTGTATCGGTATTTACCACAAGGTAGGGAGTGAACAGAACCCGGACGGAAGCTATACCAGCTCCGCTATGCAGTGGTGCAAGTTCGACAGTATGGAGAATGGTGTAATCGGTTACTTCGATTTTATCAATATCTCCAATTACGCAAACCTCAAAGGTGTGACCGACCCTCGGAAATACCTTGAGAATATCAAAGCAGATGGTTACGCAACCTCTCTCAAGTATGTGGACAACCTCATGGCTGTGATTAAGAGGTATGACCTAACCAAATACGACAAGAAGGAGGAAACTGAAATGAGTAACAGTTCCATGGTGAGCTACACGCAAATCTCACCAAACAAAAACAGTCCGAGAAATCATGCGATTGACCGCATTACACCTCACTGTGTAGTAGGTCAGTTGACAGCAGAGAGAATCTGTGGTTGCTTCACAAGCCCTTCAAGGGGTGCAAGTTGTAACTATGGTATCGGTACTGATGGTAGAGTTTCTCTTTGTGTAGAGGAGAAAGACCGTAGCTGGTGTTCTTCCAGCAGTGCAAACGACAACAGAGCTATCACAATCGAGTGTGCGTCTGATAAGGTACACCCTTATGCGATGAACGACAAGGTGTGGAAATCTCTTATCGAGTTGTGCGTGGACATTTGTCAGCGTAACGGTAAGAAAAAGCTCCTGTGGTTGGTGGATAAGGACAAGACCCTCGCTTACAAGCCTAAGTCTGATGAAATGATTATCACAGTTCACAGATGGTTCGCAAATAAGAGCTGTCCGGGAGACTGGCTCTATGAGAGACTGGGTGATTTGGCTACCGAGGTTACAAAGAGACTGGGCGGTGCTTCCGCTCCAACTCCTTCTACTCCGGCAAAGAAAACTATGTACCGTGTTCGTAAGACATGGGCTGACGCTAAAAGTCAGAAGGGTGCATACACTGTACTGGCTAATGCTAAGAAAATGGCTGACAAGAATCCGGGTTACTCCGTATTCGATGAAAGCGGCAACGTAGTTTACCCGGTACAGGAGACCAAGAGGGAGGAAACCTTCAAACCTTATAAGGTCAAGGTCACTGCTGATGTACTTAATATCCGTAAGGGTGCTGGTACTAACTACGGTACGAACGGTGCTATCCGTGACAGAGGTGTTTACACCATTGTCGCAGAATCCACAGGTAAGGGAGCTAAGATGTGGGGTAAATTGAAGTCCGGGGCTGGCTGGATTTCTCTTGACTACACCAAAAAGGTGTAATGGCTCGAAGAAATAAAAAGTCCATGGAGTTTTCTAAGAAGATTTTGGTCGTAGCGGCAATCGTGAATATCGCAGTAATTGTGTTCACGTTCATAATGATTTGGCGAACCTGTGATTTATCACCTCTCGCTTATCTCATTCCAGCAGTTGCCACAGAGACCGCAACAGGTACAGGATTCTACTATGCGAAAGCAAAGGTCGAGAATCGTATCAAGCTGATGAAAGCTCACGATTTGGAAGTAACCGAAAATACAGTAATGGATTTAGGAGGATTTGGAAATGGTTGATTTGACACAGATTGTAGTTGCAATTATCACACTGGTGCTGGCAGTAGTATCTTACTACTTCATTCCGTATCTCAAGACTAAGGTCTCTGCGGAACAGCTCGACACTATCAAGTTTTGGGTAAACATCGCAGTCGAAGCGGCTGAAATGATTTACGCCGGAACAGGTCGAGGTGAGGAAAAGAAGAAGTATGTACTGGCGTTCCTCAACAGAAAAGGCTTCACTTTGAACATGGAGGAAATTGAGAACCTCATTGAAGCCGCTGTGCTGGAACTGAAATTAACGCAAAAAGAGGAAGCCTAACCGAAGTTAGACCTCCTCGATATTCAAAACAAATCCGAAACAGTGTTTCACGAAAAATAAAGAGTTCGGATTTGCACTATTTGGTGGACTAGACGGGAGTCGAACCCGTGTCCGAAAACCAATTCCCTGTCCTTCTACGAGTGTAGTCAGTTTTTTAACATTCCCTCCACCGCCCGGGAACTAACACCCTGACGGCTTTAGTAGCTT